TTTTCTTGGTCAGTGGGTCTGTTTCAGCATCAACAATCCGGTCAAGTCCCATTTTAATTTGATGCAAAACATCAGTAGGAACTGATTGAGCATTGCGAATAGAAGCAAGGTCTGGCAGTTTTTGACCATAAACATCTGCTCTTTTAACGGCTTCTCCATAGGCTTTAGTAAAGACATCTCTGTCAATGAACTTTCTAAATGGCACGGCATTGATGGCTTTGCTATAGGCTTCTGGGTATGCTAAAGAGGCAAGTCGTGATTGATTTGCAGTCAATGCCTCAAGATACTCAAAACCATTGACGTTTTTAGCCAAACCCGCCTTTTCAACCAAGCCCTTAACTATGTCATTAGGTTGGTCAATAAGACGATTCTCTAGGAATTCTTTTGTAGTACCCTTGGCAGCAGATTGGACAGTGTATGCGCTATAGGCTAAGTCGTTCAGGCTTTTACCTAGGTCAGCAATGACCGGATTAGGGACACCAATCCTACGCAATTCATCCAATGCTTGTTGTGCTTCTGTTGCAGAAAGATTGTCTTTCTTGAGGTAGTTTGCCAACATCTTTGATGCCGCAGCCTCCTGGTCGCCAATACCCGCAGAATTCAAGACGTTCTTAATTAGAGTTCCTGCACCCTTAACAACAATAGGAACAGAACCACCCAACAAACCGCCAAATATGCCACCTACCGCAGCCTCAGAGCCAGCTTCTTTTTCTGCAAAACCATAACTAGAAGCTGCTCCTGTGGTTGTTCCGATTGCAGCACCACGAAGCAGTTGTCCTAATGTGGTTGTTCCTGTAATCAAGTCTTTAGTGGCAGGAGCAAGTTTTGCCACCTGTTTGGCAATACCAAGTGGAGCAATTAAACTGCCACCAATTTCTGAACTTGTTTTAACAATAGGCGCATCCATGCCGAATTGTTTTTGTTGTTCACGCAAAATGTTTCGTTGACGCTCATACTCTGGCCCACTAATCGAGCCAGTTCTAAGTGCTGCCTCAATTTCATCAAGTGTTCCAAAGGTCAAGCCTTGACCAATAGACCTAGCAGTCTCGGCTACCCCTGAGTACTCTACAGGAGAACCAAGCACTGATTTAAATGCCTGTGGTTGGTCAGCAATGGGTGCATCTTTGTAATCAGCCATTATGGTTTTGTCCTTCTTTGTCCTTCGGGGTCAATGAATACTGTTCCTGATGGGAACTTGGGGTTCTTCAGAAACCTTTGATAGTCAGCATTGTCAATAATTTGAACATCAAATTTAGGAACTTCAATTGCACGTTCTGGTTCAGGGAAATTCGCATTCTTTCTACGTCTCAATACATCATCAGCAGCGTTCTGAGTACGTCTAACATTAATGTCAACCAAACGTCTCATTGCCGCTGCTGCCGCTTGTGGAGACTCTGAACTTTCAAGTTCTTTTGCCGCCCTTACAGCATCACCTTCGGTTTGTGTACCTTTGTTTAAGCGCAAACTCTCATTGGTCAATACCTTCAAGAACTTATCATAATCTTCTCTAGCAAGAACATCAGGATCATTTGATCCAACTAATTGCCTTGCTCTGATACTAGCTTTATCTTTTAGACCAAACTTGATATCGCCAGACTTGATTCTATTGATAAAGTTGTTGGCATCAGATGCTAAGTTTATTGCAGCAGTTGCAGTTCCATAATCTGCTTCCTCATCTTTTGCAAGATAACTTGGCAATGGCTTAGTTCTAGCGGTTTCTGCTTTACGATCTGCTTCTGCTCTCTTCATATCCTGTTGGAACGCAATATTCTGCGCTTGCAACGCTTGATTGCCTTGTTGAATCAAAAGGCTTTGACGAGAGTTCTCAAGACCTTGAGACCTTAATGAAGCAAGTGTGTCTTGATTGTTTTTAATCTGCGCTTGGTTTTGTTCAAACTGACTAATTCTCTGAGTCATCTCAGCCAACTCTTTAGCTTTTACATCAACCTTTTCAGGGTCAAGAATTCCTTTTTCAAGACTAGTTGAATACTGTTTTGCAAGCGTTTGAACAGTCTTTGGAATGGTTTGATCTTCAATAAACACCTTAAATGGGTTGTCTTCTGGAACGCCCATTGCACCGATCCTGCGGAGATCAGGAATAACTTTAGCCAACTGAGAAATTGCTGCCTGTCCTTGTGGGAATGACAACAGTCTATTCTTCACCTCTTCATTGACGCTACCATCTGGGTTTTTCAGTTGTGTTATTAAGTTTTGAGCAATACCCTCAAGTCCTTGGGATTGCATTCTTTGACCACGTTGAGTCAAGTAATCCTCGTTCTTCATGGCTTGCATTCTGGCTTGCGTACCTTGCTCACGCAAAGCATAAGCAGCCTCTGCATCACCACTTTGCAATGCCATTTGAGCCGCCTGAATGTATGAGTCCGGATTGCTTGGGTCAATCATTCCAAGCAATTGCTGACGTTGTGTAATGCGCTGAAGTTGTGGGTCTTCTACTCCAAAAGCACCACCAATGGCAGTACCAAGACCTCTAGCACCTGCATAGGTCATTGCTGCACCACGAGCCGCAGGGTCTAGTTGAGCAAGCGTAATACCTTCTTGCAAAGCACTTCTACGTTGTTGCTCACCATACATATCTGGTGTTAGTCCAAATAGACCCGCTACTATGTTTTCTGCCATGATAAATCCTTAAGAGAATAAGCCGCCAAGCAGTTGCCCAAATCCAGGAGAAGAACCTAAACCGCCCAACACTGTTGAATAAGGGTTTGTTGTTGCCGCAGGGCCAGTAGCCAATCGAGTACTGAACTCAGCACCTGACAGACCTAAACGACCTACATTAGCACCTGCTGTAGCCGCTTGTTGACCAAGAGCCGCACCCATTGTTAAAGGTTGTTGTCCTAATTGTTCTAAGTTCTGCACTTGCCCCAAAGCAGTTGTATAAGGTGCATAAGCCGCTTGTTGACCAGAATAATACTGACCCATTAGTCCAGCACCTTGGTTAAATAACCCAGAACCAAATGCCAATCTTTGTTGCTCTAATGCTTGTTGTTGGGCTAATGTATTCATGCCAAACTGTTGACCAGCTATACCAAGTTGTTGACCTGTACCAACTAAGCCCGCACCAAACTGAACTTGTTGTTGTCCCGCTTGTTGAGCCTGTGCCGCCAATTGAGCCTCTTGTTGCGCCCTAGCATTAAACAAAGCCTGTAGTTCAGGAGTTGTAGCACCCAAAGTACCACCTTGAGCAACAGAAAGACCACCACGACCTTGTTGTTGTAGTCTGTTTTGCAGATTAGCCAACTCTTGTTCTCTGCCTGGTTGCAACAAAGCCATCTGTTGATTTAGATAGTTCTGAGCTACTTCTTGAGGAGATTGAGCAATGTACTGACTTCCAAGAGAAGTAAGCATTTTGCTCTCTGGAGACTGAGTAAGATATTGAGAAGCAATTTGCGCCAAACGAGGATCAGTTTGAGCATCTAAATAGCCTTGACCCAATCCATAAAGACTTTGTGCCGCTGTTTGAAGTGGGGCAAATTGTGCTTGCGCTCCTTCAGCTTGTTGCAATCCAGACTCAGCCAACCTTACCAATCGGTCTTGAGCATTCTTAGCTTCAGGACTTAGTGTGTAACCTGCGCTAATCAATTGACCAGTTACAGGATCAGTTTGGAACTGTGAAGTACCAAATCTAGTAGTCATTCCAACTGGACGGAACATAGCCGCTTGTTTAGCAGCAGCAGTCTCAGCATCAATCATTGCTTGCGCTCTTTGAGCCGCTTCACGAGATGTTTGTTGTTGGAGAAGACCAGCACTAGTATTCAGACCACCAGAGAATAAAGCAGCTAGTTGAGCCGCAGTTAAACCGCCTAAACCAGTAGTTACCGCAGTTCCAACCCTAGGAAGAACGCTAGTACCTACTCCAGTACCTACTCCAGTGCCTACACCCGTACCCACTCCCGTTAAAATACCTGTTCCTACGCCTGTACCAACACCTGTCAGAGTTGTACCAATACCAGTGCCAACACCTGTACCTGTTACTAGACCTGTACCAATGCCAGTTCCTAAACCTGAGACGACACCAGTGCCACCAAGACCACCTGTACCCGCAGTAGTTAATCCAGTACCAAGAGAACCACTAAGACCAGTAGCTCCTGTTGTTCCACCAAGACCACCCACACCAGCAGTTGTTAAACCAGTTCCTAATGATGAACCAACCCCAAGAGTGCCTGTTCCACTGCCACCTGTTAGGTTTGTCAGAGTGCCAACACTTGCACCTGTTGTCAAAGCACTAGCAAGAGAAGTAGCACCCGCAGTACCACCAACTCCACCAAGAGCTAAGTCTAATTGAGCCAACTCAGCCATTGTTAGACCAGTAGAGCCAACAGTAGCAGCACCACCTAATGCTCCCGCACCACCAAACAATCCTGCACCATAACCACCTGCTAAAGCGGCTAGAACTACAGGGTCTGTAAGGGCTTGTCCTAATCCTTCTAAAAATGAACCTGCAACTTCTTGTTGTTGAGTAGTTTGTTGATATTCACCAGTAGGAGAGTAATAATTGATGTTTCCACCAACTTGATTTTCACTAGCTTTATATGTGATGACATTTTCTAAAGCACCAACTTGCTGATCTTCACCCGAGCCAATTATTGGGTTAATGGCTTGAACATAAGTATCACCAAGAAGCACTGCTTGATTGGCAGGAATTGCAGCACCAATCCTAGCCGCAACCGCACCTTCATCTAACCCAACAGCACTAGCCATTTGAGCAGGAGATACGCCATATTGCTCCATAGCCGCAACAATATCGGCATCACTCATGCCAGGATTTGCGTTAAGAAACCCTAAAATTTGTTCGCTTGTTACAGCCATGATATTTTCCTTTAATCGTTACGAGCAGTTTCAGCCGCAACCTGTGCCGCTTGATAAGCCGCAATAACTTCAGCAGTCCAAGCCGCATTGCAGATTGCCACGACATTGGCTGGAACACCTGTCAGGTCTTGTGCGGGTGTGAGGCTTGAACGATGGTAGGTTTGGCTGATTTGATTGCCATCTTCCATGATGCGTGTAGCTTCACGATAGAGAACTATTCCGTTTTCGGTTACTGTAATTTGGTCTACTACAGTTGTTTTAGTAAGTGACATGATTTTCCTTTAAGTTAAGTGTCCGACCTGATAATCCAATCAGGTTAATTAAGTTAAATACGTTGAACTAAATTGAAACCCAAAATTATCAATACAATCGGAATTTGTTAAAGTTGTTCTTGTACCAGCATTTGTAGTTTCAAAAAATTGAATTGTTGTTCCTGAGTCAATTCTTGCGCTTGGGTAATCTGCAAACCCCATTAAAAAAACACCTCCTATATAAACAGCAGATGAATCAATAACGCTAAACGGAAGACCAGTAATTGTTAAGTCTCCTGTTGCAACACTTTTTGTAGGAATCTGAAAACTTGCTTGAATATTTACTACTCTCCCAATTTTTGCGTAGTAACCAGTAAAAGTCCCACCCGCATTGTTTGCGTTTGATGCGCCAAACCTAACTGTAAAAGCAAAAGTACCCTCTTCATAGTCATCTAGCGTATTAGCGTCTGCTGATGCTGATTGAGTTGCGGGAAATTTCACACCAGATGCAACTTGTGCTACACCAGCAGCAGTGACCCTAAATTGTTCTGTTGCCCCTGCACTTAAAGCAAACAAATCTCCAGCACCATTCTGACGGGCATACATCATCGCTGATGCAGAATTATCCGAAAACCAAAAAGAATTACCTGGATTTGTAGTTCCACCGCTTATTACCGCACTAATAACTCCTGTTGTACTTAATGCCCCAACCCCCGCTACATTGCCAGTTGTGTCTGCAATTGTCACCACAGAATTTTGAATTATTTTGCCCGTTGTGCTATCAAACCTTGCAATAGCATTGTCAGTAGAAGATGCAGGGCCAACAACATCGCCAGAGCCACCTGAAGAAGCAATCGTGATTGCACCACTTCCATTGGTAATCGTTATGCCAGAACCCGCAGTCAGAGTTGTCTTAGTTAAGGTGTTGCCAGTGGTATTACCAATCAACAGTTGACCATCTGTGTAAGTGGTTTGTCCTGTACCACCATTAACTACTGGCAAAGCAGTACCTGAGTAGGTCATTGCCAATGTGCCAGATGTAGTAATAGGTGAGCCTGAAATACTAAAGACACTTGGGACTGTAGCTGCAACGCTAGTGACAGTTCCAGAACCACCAGATGCCGCAATAGTCTGATTAGGCCATGTGCCAGTAACAGTTATATTTGTTCCCGCAACAATGCTAGGAGTTGCCGTTGCTGTGCCACCATTTGCCACAGGTAGTAAACCTGTTACGCCAGTTGTCAAAGGCAAACCAGTTGCGTTTGTCAAAGTTGCGCTAGTAGGTGTACCAAGAATAGGAGTCACCAAAGTAGGTGAAGTAGCAAATACTGCTGATCCTGTTCCTGTTTCATCAGTTAAAGCACCCAAAAGGTTGGCAGAACTAAATGAACCTAGAGATGTTGCATTACCAGTAGAAGTAATAGCACCAGTAAGGTTGGCGTTAGTCGTTACATTGCCTGCTGTCAAACCAGAGGCAGTGCCTGTAATGTTTGTGCCAACCAAAGCAGATGGAGTGCCTAGAGCAGGAGTGACCAAGGTTGGGCTATTGGCAAACACCAAAGCACCTGATCCTGTTTCGTCAGTAACGGCAGAAATTAGGTTTGCAGACGATGGAGTAGCCAAGAAAGTAGCTACACCAGTACCCAAACCACTTACGCCAGTTGAGATCGGCAGACCTGTAAGGTTAGTTGCCGTACCAGAAGCAGGAGTTCCCAATGCGGGAGTCACCAAAGTAGGACTGTTTGACAACACTACATTGCCTGTACCAGTAGAAGAAGTTACACCAGTACCACCATTAGCTACGGGCAGAGTGCCAGTAATGTCAGCAGTAGAAAGACTTACTGCATCCCATGTAGCATTTGTGCCATCAGTCTGAAGATACTTATTTGCGTTGCTTGTTTGGCTAGGCAATAGATTGTTCAAAGCAGCAGTAGCCGTAGAAGCACCTGTACCGCCATCAGCAACCGCTAAATCAGTAATACCAGTAATTGAACCACCAGTAATATTGGCAGAAGCATTGTCTGTTTTAGTCGCAACAGCAGTCTGAATATTGTTAAATTCAGTATCAATTTCAGTACCTTTGACAATCTTTAAAGGATTGCCAGGTGATAAGTTATCTTTGGTAGCGAAATTGGTTGATTTTGTGTAATTAGACATGGTTTACCTCTTACCCTATTTTGCCATCTTTGGCTTGAATTTCAATCTTTTGCAGAGAAAATGAAACATTATTGATTGTAGTTTCATAACCAGTTTGAACAATCTTTCCAGAACCTGAAGCATTGGCAGTCAAAGTCTTAATTGGAACACCACTTGTGTATTCAGCAATGTTGTATTCAGCAATGCCATATTCATAACTAATTTGTGTAGGAATATAAACATTCTCTGATTGATAAGCACCAGAATAATCAAATCCCCACTTGATTGTTAAGAACTGATTAGACCCACCAATTACAACGGCAGTAACATTCTTTAGGATAGAAATCTGATTAGGGTTTCCTAAGTCAGCATTATTTGTATAGTACAAAAAACGATATGTGGATGCGTCATCAAGATACGTTCCATACTTACCGATATAGCCATTCTTACCAATATACAAGTCGCCATTACGCAAAGAACGTAAAGCAGTTGGTGCAATAGAGTCCCATTTTGTTACACGAGAAGAACCATCTTGCAAAGATTGCTTGGTATCGAAGCAGTAAACTTGGAAAGTAGCAGGTAAAACAAGCAGATAAAAGGCTTCTTTTTCTGAGTAAACAGACTTCAAGTTAGCCAATGTTTCACCTGCCAAAGATGAATTTAGATCAAAACGAACATTCTTAGACAAGTCTCTCAGAGGAGCAGACTTCTCTTGAATTGTCCTCATCAGTGAACGAACACCTGAGTCTGACAAGAAAATCACATCAGAACCAACGCTTTGAATGGTATCTCTAGCAATACATCCAATAGAGCCGATTGTGTCGCTCAGAACCAAGGATGCGGGTGTAGAAGCACCAGAGTAAACAAGAATCTGTCGTTTGCCAAAGATAAACAAGAAATCATTGTGCGCTGCCAAGCCCATCACTTCATCCGCACCATTAGGCCATACCCGTGAAACATCTAATGAGCCTGAAGTGCCACCACCCCATACATGACCTGCAATCAGATCAGAGAAAGTAACAGTTACTTTGTCAGTAGAAGTATTAGCCACCCACAAGCGACCAAATGCTGAAATAGCAATGTTGGCTTGAGGAACAGTAGCCACATAACCTGACTTCTCAGAGACTCTGCGATAAGTAGTTGTACTTATAGCGGGGTCATAAATCAGAGGATCGTGACCAGTTTGGAAGAAATATGCAATCCCATTAAGAGTGGCAGTTTGCCAGTTAGATGCAGTAATGGTAGGAGCAGTACCCCCCCCACCATAGGTCAACTCAGTCACCGCATTAGCAGAACCAAGTTTAAATATCTTGTTGTTGCCAGCAAACAGAACTGTAAGAGTTCCGTCAGTCTGGACTAATTCATGGATGACACCAACGTCATTAGCACCTAGATTGCCAGAAGAGGAGTTAACCCTTGACCAACCTTTTCTAGCACCAATACGACCATACTGATCCAAGATGCAGTTAGTCGCAACCAAAGCAAAGCCAGCCCCTAAATCAAGGGGAGAATCTTCAGTATTCAGGCCATAAAAGCCTGGTGCTGAAAGACTATAACTTTGGAGTTGTGCTGCCATTAGACCGCCACAAAGTTGTCTTCAGGATAACGAGTGGACTCCAATGCAATAGCGTCAGAGAGCATTCCTCTAAACAGGGCATAAGCCTCATTAGAGTTTGTTCCACCATCTTCACCACGTTCAATCAAAGCACGAGCATAGGCACTTTGAGTCACCAAGTAATCAAGAACCTTCACAGATGTGCCATCAGCAGACAAATTAGCCTGTGGGATGGTCAAATCAAATTTAAGTGTATAGACACCATTGGGGACGGGAAACAGGTCAACCTTTGTGTCGCCATTGTTATCTACACCACTAAAGCAAAACTCTGAAGGAATAGACTGTGAAGGCGTACCAAAGTTGAGCTTGCGGTTCATGTCCGCAACAGTGGTGTTATCTAGGGTAATAACACTTGTAGTGTTAATAGCGTCATTGATACGGAACTTCTGACCTGCACCTGTCAAAGAATAAGAACTTGTGGCAGCAGCAGTAGTAACTGTAATTGTTTGTCCTAAAACATTCCAGTTATAGGAATCTTCAATCTGACGCTTGGCATCATTGACAAACTTGCCAATCAAAGAAGAATAGGTTGTTTCGCCAACAGTAGATACTGTGCTTTCACGCAAGCGAACCAACACATCGTTAACAAGTTCTAAGTAG